GTATAGAGCGTTGCTTAAAAGCTTTAAACTTAAAGAGGCTTTAGCTAATATCGGATTTGAGTACTTTACAATAGGAAACGTATTTCTATCCATATACTTTCCCATTCATAGATCTTTAATCTGTACTTCTTGTAACACAGCATATAATGCCAAGAAAGCAGACTGGGTCACTTTTAAACAATACAAATTCTCGGGAACGTGTCCTCATTGTGGCCACGTTGGCGAATTGAAAAGAGAGGATACTAAATCACTATCAGTTGAGGATATGAATCTTATTAAATGGAATCCAGAACATATAGTGGTTTCCCATAATCCTATCTCTGGAGAATCAGAATATTACTATACTATTCCAAATGCAGTTAAAGTAAAGATTCAAAAGGGAGATAAACTCTTTGTTAATTCTGTGCCCTGGGGATTTATTGAAGCTGTAAAAAATAATCAAAGCTTTAAGTTTGATAAAGGTAATATCTTTCATTTACAGAACGTTACAACTGGCGGACAAGTGGAAGGTATTGCTGTACCTCCAATGTTGACGTTATTCTCATTAGTATTTTACCAAGCTACTTTGCGTAAGGCTAACGAGGCTGTTGCTCAAGAATACCTCAATCCACTGAGAGTTGTGTATCCACAGGCACAAAGTTCTAATAGCGATCCAGTCGTTGCTATGAGCTTGCGTAATTTCGTATCAAATATGGAAGATGCTTTAGTTAAGCATAAGCGTGATAAAAACCATGTTCTAGTTGCGCCATCCCCTATAGGATACCAAGCTTTAGGAGGAGAGGGTAAAAACCTTTTAGTATCGGGAGAAATTCAACAAGCTGAACAAACCATTCTGTTATCCCTGGGAGTTTCTATGGAACTCTTGAGTGGGACTACAAATTGGACTTCTTCTAGTGTAGGTCTTCGTATGATGGAGAGTCACCTTTTCTCGTATACTTCACGCCTACAAGACTTCATTGACTGGGTTACTTTAAAGACATCCACTTATTTGAGTATGGATAATGTCGAAGTTTCGTTACTTCCATTCAAACTTTTGGATGATGACAACCTTAAGAATATGTTGTTCCAGTTGACTAGCGCAGGCAAAGCTTCTACTACAACTCTATACAAAGAGCTAGGTCTGGACTTCTTCAAAGAGCAAGAGAAATTGGTTACGGAATCTGCTGAACTGGCTAAGACTGAAGTTAATAAAGCTTTTGAAATTGAACAAGCTCAGTTCTTGGCTGCTAAGAAACGAGCAGTAGACTTGAAAGACAACGAGGAATTCACGGGGGCTACTGATAAAGCTCAACAAGTAGCTGAGCAATTAGCTAATGCTGATGAGAGTACTCGTCGTTCATTCTTAGCTCATCTGAAAACTACTGACTATGTTACATATGCCCTAGCTTCTAAGATGTTAGAAGAATATCGCAATTCAGCAGAGCATAAAGCTCAAACGCAGCAAGAGGTGGATGACACTGCAGCTCAGGCAGGCTATACTGGAGATACTCAGCAAGCAGATGCAACTCAACAGCCACAACAAGGGGCTCAACAATGATAGTAGCTAATGACATGGTTATGCCAGGAATGTCCAGTAAACTCACTGGTAATAAGGTAATGCAGAATTATTCTGTAAAATATATGAAAGCCGATCTAGATGATATGGGTCAAATGGCGGTTCTAGAAGAAGTAGAAACTAGAGCTATTCGTGGAGATGACATCGTGTTAGTAGAAAAGTCTAACTATGTCTTTCTAGAGAGATACTTTATTATTCTTAAATACTTGGAAAAGACTGAAACTTAATTATGCCAACACTAGCCTCTCAACTAACCCCAATATTTACTGCCCCAGGTTCTATAAATCATGAGGCTGACATGGCTTTGGTCAAAAGCTTGACCGAGTCCTTCCCTATTGAAAATAAAAATTATGTACTGAGTGTTTCTAATATTCATATAGATAAGCCTACATTTACAAAGGCAGATGAAAAAGAGGCTATTTTAAAATCTAAGTCTTTAACCTATCCAATTCGTGGGGATATTACTCTTACCTCTAAAACTACTGGCAAAGTAGTGGATAAAGTACTGAACTTCAGTCTTTTGGATTCTTTCCATATTACTGATAAACATACTATTATGTATAAGGGTTCTGCCTATTCAGTCTCAAACCAATTACAACTCCTTCCAGGAGTTTATACCCGTACTCGTGAAAATACTGGTGAATTAGAGGCTCACGTTAACACAGGTAAGGGTGCCAGCTTTCGTTTAGTACTCGATCCACAGTCTAAGATTATCTACTTAGAAGTAGGGTCTACTCATACCCCTATTGGCCCACTACTAACTCATGTATTTGGAATCACGGAATCTGAGGCAGTTAAATATATTCCTAAAGACGTATGGCAAGCTAATTTAGCTTTTACTGCAGGTAAAGATGAACGTATTATCCGTAGTCTATACTCACGTATGGTTTATACTAAGACTCCTGCTGCTACCGTAGATTTAATGAGTACAGAACTCAAAGCCTCTTTGGCAGCTTCTACTTTAGATGCAGGAACAACTAAGGCTACTTTAGGAGAATCTTTTACGGGAATAACTAAAGGCTGTATGCTGGCTACTATTCGTAATCTAGTCCAAGTTCATACTCGTGAACGTGAGGAGGATAATAGAGATAGTTTACAATTCAAAAAGGTTCAGAACCTACCGGATTTCCTTCACACTCGCTTCTCTAAAGACCATGACTCAGTACGTCGCGTTAAAAATAAGATTGGATTTGGATTAGAACGTATTAATCCAAACAATCCAAAGATTTCTTCAGCACTACCTATCAAACCTTTTAGTAAGGTATACTCAGCCTATATTCAACAGTCTACTCTTATCTCAACTCCACAGGAAACTAATCCCTTAGAAAGTTTAGAGAACGTAGGTAAGGTTACGGTGTTAGGCCCAGATGAAGGTGGCATTGGAGATGAACGAGGGGTTCCTATGGGGGCCCGTTCTATTGACCCGTCCCACTTAGGCATAATTGATCCTGCCCGTACTCCGGAATCTGGCCATGCTGGTATCGACCAACGTTTTACAATCTCGGCTCGTAGAGATAAGGACGGAAAAATGTATACTCCAGTATTAGACAATTCTGGCAAGAAAGTATACCTATCAGTAGAAGAGATGATGTCTTCTGTAATTGGATTCCCTAACTCAGATCCAAAGGCTAAAGTAGTTTCAGCTCAAGTTAACGGAGAGATGCGCCAAGTTCAGAGAAGCAAAGTTCAGTATTGGATTCCTCATGCTAGTAACCTGTACACTGTTACTACTAACCTTGTCCCATTCCTGAATTCTAATCACCCAGGGCGTCTCACGATGGCTTCAAAAGCTCTACCTCAAGCTCTATCCCTAGTTAACAGAGAAGCTCCGTTAGTCCAAACAATTGATCATAATGGAAATTCTTTCACTAAGGTTTATGGAGGTATTGCATCTACTACCTCTGGAGTTAATGGTGTCGTAACCCGCGCTGATAATAAAGAAGTTCATATCAAGGATTTAAATGGAGACACTCATAAGATAGGTGCAGTTAAAAACTTGCCGTTCAACATGAAAGGTTTCCATGACGACGAAAAGCCTTTGGTTGCAGTAGGGGATAAAGTCAAAGATGGAGATGCTCTGTTTGACAATAATTACACCAGAGACGGACACTTGGCTCTAGGTCGTAATCTAACAGTTTCATATTTACCATATAAAGGCTACAACCACGAAGATGGTATTGTTATCTCTGAGAATGCAGCTAAGAGTATGGATTCCCATCACTCGTATAAGACTGAATATGATGTCAACCCAAACACAGTAGCTCGTAAAGAGCTCTTGAAGCGTTTCTATCCAGGCAAGTTCACTCCGGATCAAATGGCTAAGCTAGACGCTCAGGGATATGCCATAGAGGGCGCTGAGATGCATCATGGAGATCCTATCTACGCCGTATTAGAAAAGCGTGAGCCAACACCAGAAGATCGTATTCTAGGTCGGCTACACAAAAGCTTAGTTAACCCATATCGCTTGGTTACCGAGCTATGGACTCATGAAGAAAACGGAGTAATCGTAGATGCACACACCACTTCTAAATCTGTACGTATATTTGCACGTAGTGTTAAACCTCTGGCCGTCGGAGACAAGCTTACTGGCTTACATGGTAATAAAGGTATTGTGTCACTGATTCTTCCAGATAATGAAATGCCTACAATCAAGGCTACAGGAAAGCCGGTGGACTTAGTTCTTAACCCCGCTTCTGTAACTTCTCGTATTAACCTAGGCCAGATAGCAGAAACAGCCGCAGCTAAGATTGCTCAGAAAACTGGGAAGCCTTATTTGATTGATAACTTCAAAGCTGGCAATAATCTTAAGGGATTAAAAGAAGAACTAACCAAACATGGCCTTTCAGACACTGATGAAATTATCGATCCTAAAACAGGTAAGAGCTTCGGTCAGATCTTGACGGGACCTCAATACTTTACCAAGGTATATAAGACGTCTGAAACTAACTCCTCAGCTCGTAATGTAGGTGGATATGACAACGTTGGTCAACCAACAAAAGGCGGAGAAGAGGGCTCTAAGTCAGTTGGGTGGATGGAAATGTTGGGCCTCCTGGGTTCTGATGCTAGAAAAAACCTTAAAGAAATCTCTACCCTTAAGAGTGAACAGAACGATGATTATTGGGCTAGATTCATTCGCGGTGAAAGCTTGCCTAAACCAAAGACTACCTTTGCTACAGAAAAGTTCTTTGATATGCTAAAGGGTTCCGGTATTAACGTAAAAGTTAAGGATGGCAACATTACTGCCTCCCCTATGACTGATCATGAAATTTTGTTGCAAAGCAATGGAGCTTTGAAAGAGCCTCTAATGCTTAACTCTAAAAACTTAGAGCCAGAAGATGGTGGCCTATTTGATCATGGCATTACTGGAGGTTTGAAGGGAAACAAATGGTCTCACTATTCCTTAGCTGAGCCAATGGTCAACCCATCATTTGAAAGCCCAGTAAAGAGTGTGCTTGGTCTCTCCACAGTAGAATTTGATAATATAACTTCTGGTAAATATGGAGTTCAAGACTTGGGTGGTGGTAGTTTTAAGATTGTGGATACTGAGGATAAGAAAGAGATTAGAACGTTCAAGATCTAAGACTTCTCTGCTTTAAAATAAAGAATACGAAGGAACTCATCAAGCATGGAAACCACATACGACATAGCCCGCCGGCACCGGTCAGTGTATATCGGGAAATGCTCGTAGTGCTATATACTCTTCCGAAGTCTAACCCAGTTTAAAATAGATCATAATCAGGAATTTATAATAAATGGCACAACTATTCACAAACAACTCTCTAACCATTATATCCTCACCGATAAGTAACGTAGAGACTACTATCGTCCTAGCCCCTGGTACAGGGTCGAAGTTCCCACCTACGGCTAATGGAGATTTCTTCTTTGCTACTATCACTAACGCCGGCATTGAAACTGCCTGGGAGGTAGTCAAAGTAACAAATAGACTTAACGACACTTTAACCGTAGTTAGGGCCCAAGAAAATACTACGGCCTTGTCATGGTCTTCAGGTGCTAAGTTCGAGATGCGCTTAACAGCAGTTCAGTTATCTAACTTCATGACTCGGATTTATCCGTTACAGTCGTATGAAGGATCTTATAATAACAGACACTATAGGGACGTTGCCGATTACGCCTCCTCCGTTACCCCAGTTACCGGAACGATTAAAATCTCTCTGCCTGTAACTTGGACTAATTCTCGTATTCAAGCCACGGTTGTGATTTCTGACCTAAACATGGGTTCAGATACTATTACAATCCAAGGCAAGAATGCTCTTGCTGGAACTGCTTGGGTAGATACCAGCGCTCGTTCTAGTGATAATAACCTTGCTGAAGTTCGATTAGGCCACGACGGCACTAATTGTTGTATCCTTATTGGTGACTTGACTACTTCGTGGTCTCATCCTAAGGTTTTAGTCACTGACGTTATCGTTTCAGAAGACGGCCAAGATTGGGACTTGCTGATTAAAAACACTGCCGTAAGCATGATTGTTACCGAGGCTGGTATTACAGTTTCAGCTTCTCCAGTGGTCAATACTCCAGCCTTCTTGGTTTCAGGAGTTAAAGCAGTTTCTACTACATATACCGCCAATCTTACAGATACGGTTATTCTTGGTTCTACCTCAGTAGCCCCCTTTACAATTACATTACCTCCAGCTGCTAGCTGTGCTGGTAAACAGTTCGCTGTCGGTAAAGCTGATGCTAGCGCAAACGTTTTAACCGTAGACGCTAACGCCTCCGAAACTATCAACGGCCTTCTAAGTCTAGTACTAGGAACCCAATTCGATTCATACCTGATTACAAGCAATGGTTCTAACTGGGTTTCAATCGGTGGTTCTGGTGGAGCTGGAGCTAAGGGTGGTGGCCCTGACAAAGTGTTCTACGAGAATGATCAAGCAGTAACTGCGGACTATTCTGTGACGCAAGGTAAGAACGCAATGACTGCAGGGCCAATAACAATTAATACAGGTGTGTCCGTAACGGTCCCATCTGGCAGCGTATGGACGGTGATCTAACATGAGCGTAGTTATAAATGGAACAACAGGCATCTCCTCTACAGGCCCAATCCAAGGCCCTATCCAAGGAACAACAGGATCTTTTAGCGGAGCCTTGTCTGGCACTACCGGAAACTTTAGCGGAGAATTAGACGTACCTGCAGCTCAGGTTGGTGGAGCTACGCTACAAGCTAGTCAGACTGTAGGTAGAAACGTAGTTGTGAACGGTGGGTGCGAGGTTAGTCAGGTGAACGGAACAACATTGATTACTCCAGTAAATGGTGGATATTCACTAGACAATGTTAGGTGGGTGTTAGGGGCTGCGTCTAAGCTTCAATCCCAGCAAGTTAATGCCTTGCTCTCTTTAGGAGCTACTCATGCTGAGACCATAAGTGTGTTGGCTCAATACAGTCCCGCAGCTTCAGAAAGCTTTTTCAAGCTGTATCCTATCGAAGGGTTAAACTTTGCTAGGTTTCAATACGGCACAGCTAACGCAAAAGCAGGTAGTTTGCAATTTAAGGCGAGAGCATCAGTAGCGGGAACTTATTCAGGGTCGATTCAAAGCTACAACCAAGGTAGGAGTTACCCATTCAGTTTTACACTAGCAGCTAATACGGACACTTTAATTAAGATAGAAAATATTCCAGGTGATACTGCTGGTGGAACTTGGGTTGGTGCTACCAATCAAGGTGCGGCTTTTGTTACCTTCGACTTTGGCTCTGGTACAAACCTTAAATCAACTGCCGGAACATGGCAAACAGGGAACTACGATGGCGTTACTGGATCAACCAACCTAGTCTCCCAAGTTGTGGGTTCTACTCTAACCATTACCGACGTTCAATTCGAGGTAGGTTCATTCTGTACTGCATTCGAGCGCAAGTTATATGACCAAGTGCTGAGAGAATGTAAGAGATATTTGCCAGTATTTTCATGGGTTTCTGGCGATTACATAACTGGCGGATTCGTTAATACGGCAGTGGAACTAAGAGTGCTATTTCCGTTCTCCGTACAAACTAGAGCATCTTGTACAGGTCTTGTTCAGTCTGGTAGTAATATAGCTAATGTTATGTGGCCTCAAAATTCGGGAGGGGGGTTCACATCATTTGGCGCCGTCGTTGTCCCAGGTTCCAACGGTGTACAAGTCAATGTTCCAGTATCATCCGCACCAGTTGGATATGGAGTACAGATCCTTGGTAGTGCTAACGGATATATTTACTTCACAGGAGCACAAATATAATGTGGAAACTATCACAAGACGGCAACTCAGCGTCACGTACATTAGGCAACGGTTCATTTGAATCACGCCTAGTCTCAGCAATCCCAGAAGAAGAACTCCTTCTAGCTCTCCCCGCCGATCCAGTTCCAATCTCAGAGATTAAATCAGCTAAGAAAGACATAATCCGCTCAGACTTCGAAACCGACATAACTCTACCAGTAGTTGTAAACCTAGCCTCTTATGCTGGTGGAATGGATTCCGCCTTAAAACTAGACGCAGCTCAAAGACTAGCTGTAGCGCTTGGTTTAACCGAGGTTACATTCTTTGATATAGCCAACGTCCCTCAAGTACTTCTAGTGGCCGATGCCTTAGCTGTAGTCATTGCTGTAGGCGTGGCTTATCAAACTTCTTTAGCTCGTAAACAAGCTGCTTTGGTTAAAATAGATAATGCTACTACAGAAGTAGAAATTAACGGAGTAACATACTAATGAGTGGATTGCTGCGCAGTAATATTCAACTAGGGGACAGTGCCACTGCCTCTCAGAACTTTACCTTGACTGTACCTGCAGTTCCTGACGGAACTGTTAAGCTTTATAGAGGTAATGCCGGATCTCCTATCCAGGAGGTTTTAAGTATTGACAATGCAGATAACGTCGTAGTTCCTAAACTAACTCCACCAGAGGCTACTCTACAGACTCAATCTGTGATTGGTAGCCAGTTGTTTGGGTTTAGAAATGTGTTAATCAACTCTGCAATGCAGGTAGATCAAAGAGCAAATGGTGTGTCAGTAGCCTTAACAACTTCGCTCGCTTATGGGTCTGTAGATAGATTTGCGGCGTTTCAAGCTGGAACCGCTAACGGTTTCATACAGCAAGCAGCAGGTGGACCTAGTGGTTTCCGTAAGCATGTGCAAGTAGGACGTAATACTAGTTCTGTTACTACTGGAATGGTTGCCATAGTCCAAGTTGTAGAAACTGCCAATAGTACACCTTTTATGGGTCAGGGCACTTCTACTCCTACAGCCACGTTTTCTTTCTGGGCTAAAGCTGGAGCAAACTTCTCAGCCTCTGGTAATAATATTCAAGTTTTAATAGGAACTGGAACGGGGACCGATCAATCTACAAGTATTGGTGGTTGGACTGGGTTTTTACAGCCTGTAAACGTAGTCCAAACAATAACCACATCTTGGCAGAAATATATATTTACAACGACTCTAAGTAGTACTGTAAACCAAATTGGTGTGCAGCTTTCCTATACCCCAACTGGTACTGCCGGTGCTGACGATAAACTATATACAACAGGATGGCAATTGGAAACTGGCTCCCTCTCTACCCCATTTGAGCAGCGTCCATATAGCTTAGAGCTGAGTTTGTGTCAGAGATATTACTACCAATCGAATGCAGCGGGAATAGCATCACAGGTTGGTGTGTGGACGTGGAAGGCTGTGTCTACGACAGTCGCATGGGGTGGAAGGAATTATCCAGTTACAATGCGAGTAACCCCCACAGTAACTTTATACAGTATAGCAGGCGGAGTTAATGGAGCTTCTATTGCTGAGAATGGCTCAAGTCCTGGTGTTACAAATACGGTAAACAACCCAACAAAGGACGGAATTCAGGAAATAGCATGTACCCCCGCCGCGTGGACGATTAATCAAGCAATTATTGCTAACGTAGTAGCGATAGCGGAGTTATAAAATATGTACAAGCTAACTAAATATGACTCTATCATTCGCCTATCAGACTCAGCTGGCATTCCATTATCTGACGGTAACTCTGACTATGAACAATACAAACTCTGGCTAGCAGAAGGCAATACCCCTGAACCTGCTGACCCAATTGACAATGCCCCAACTTTCAGGTCACAGCGAGATGCTTTAATAGCTCAAACTGACTGGACAGTATTGTCAGATACTACACTGACCCCAGCTCAGAAAACAGCTTGGGAAACATATCGTCAGGCTCTTAGGGATATAACATTGCAAGCAGACTTCCCCGACAGTATCACTTGGCCTATTAAACCATAACTGTAGAGTAACGGTAGGCGTGGCTTATCAAACTTCTTTAGCTAGGAAACAAGCTGCTTTGGTTAAAATAGATAATGCTACTACAGAAGTAGAAATTAACGGAGTAACATACTAATGAGTGGAAAAACAATCATTGACAAAGTTCAGCTAGGGGGATAGCGTTATTACTACCCAAAACTTTGTCCTACAAACAAATCTAGATGGAACTGCTAAGTTAGCCCGTGGGAATGATGAGGCTACAACCCAGGATATTATTACTATTGATGCTACTGGTAAGATAGGCCTACCTCAGCAGACAGTTTCAGTATCCACAACAGCTACAGTTACTAATAAAGTTGCCATAGTTATTGATGGTGTAACATATTATTTACTGGCGTCGACAAGTGCAGTATAGAATTTTAAAGGATTTAAACAATGTCAATAACCGTAAAAGCAAACCCAGATGGAATCTCAGCTTCTCTTCAGATAGCTGGCCAAGATTCAATCACCTTTAACCAAACAGGTATTACGTCAGGTATCCGTCTACAGCCAGACAACTTAACTAATATTATCTATCCCTCTAACGATGCCGGATGGCGTGATGTGTATCGCTCAGGTTGGTTACCCTCGTGGTTCAATCAACAATGGGGTGGCGCTCAGTGGGGTGGACTGCCAGATGGAAGCAATGGTGATATATCTACTGGTAATGTACAGGATGATTCTTCGCTAGCATTAGGTAACGTTACTACTGCCGGTTTCTATCGCTACATGCCTTTTAAGGTATCTGAGAATATTACTAATCCTCAGGTATTTTTAAAAGCTTACAAAATTGCAAACCCAGTAGACAACTTGACCGTTAGTGTTTACTCAGACAATGCTGGAGTACCTAATGCGTTAATAGGAACATCAGGAGTTATTTCTGGAAAAGTTGTTACATCAAAAACAGATGGTGAGATGTACACTTTCTCACCACAACCCGGAACCCTTACTGCTGGAACACAGTACCATATCGTAGTTAGTAAGAGTGGTGGTGTTGATGCAGTTAATTATTACCAACTGAAATCCACGACATTATCCAAGTATCCGCATGGGGTATCTGGAACAGGTACAAATGTGCCAGCTTGGGCAGCAGTTGCAACAACCTCTTTATGTTTTCTAGTTGTTAATCCAACTGCTAACAAATTTCTCTCATCTAGTGGACAGTTCAATGCCAAACTAAACTTCCTCGAAGGCTTGCCAATCAATCAGTCCAAGTCATTAGTTCAGCCAATGAAGAACTTCTTTGCATCAGATAAGTTCACTGCTCTGATTCGTGGTAACTCTTGGGCTAAAGATAAGACAATTGCTGACTTCACGTATGGCTTAGACCATGAGCGATTGGTAATCAGATGTAATGTTACAACAGGTTATCTGTCAGCTACTTTCTATCCTAAGTCTGCATCCAATGTGACACCTACACCAGTTACGTTGACAACTACTACTGATGTATCTGGCGCTACGTTTAGCGACATTGGAGTTAATGGTAGATTCATGAATGATGGTGCTGACTATCTTACCCTATATGTAAATGGTATATCAGTAGGCTCATTAACTGCTCAGAGTTTCTTGGTGTCTAACGATTGGCGTGATCTTGGTACAGCTTGGATTGGAGGGGGATTCCCGTTGGCTCCTACTTGGACTGTAGATACCGATATGAGTGTGTTGCCTAGTGCTGCTGGTTGGACTTGGACTGGGACAGCTACTGAGGCTAATGCTACGAGTGTCAGTGGAGGAAAGTTATACCAGAACTCCAATGGCTACGCTAGTACGCAGTCTGGGTATTACTCTAGGGTTACTACCTTAAACAACACTACAGGGTGGTGTGTTGAGTGGAAAGGTAGAATTGTAACAGACCTAAATACTCCAAATAATGCCAATGGGGCACCCGTATCATTTCAGCTAGCTGATGGCAGCAAAAGAACTGA